ATGAATACCTTTTTATCAAAAACAAATGTAGGGATGATTATCTTGTCTTCCCTACTGTGCTTTTCGGGATGTACCAAAAGTATTATCAATATTGACCTAGGCGATACCCCCAATAACGGCACATCCGACAACAATAATGGTAGCGGCAACAACAAAACATCGTTAGTAACTTTTCATGCCACTGTTGAGAGCCGCAATTTGACTCGCTCACTTTCGCCCATGCAGAAAGGAATAGCAAGCCTAATCTTTGCCTATAAATCGCCGATCGGTTCAATGAATGACATAGCAGAGCATGGACTATACGTAACCTCCAGCGCAGGCGTATTAACTGGTGCCAACGACTATAGAATGTATCTTCCAACCGGTGTGTATTCATTTTATGCTGTTTCAAATAATTCATATAGCACGCCTCCCCAATTTACCAATGGTATATCGCATACCTTAGTCAATGGTGTGGACTACCTTTGGGCTAATAATAAATTGCAAGATATCAATACAGAGCAGGTTAGTCAACCAATCATTTTCTTACATTCTGCTACACAAGTTGTGTTTGAGATTTCCACCGATCCTAGTTTAAAATTAAACCAACTGGTTTCAGCAACAATTACCCCTTCTGCTCCTGGTGCAACAATGAATTTGAGTAATGGAACTATCACGCCGGCCAATAGCTATGCAGCACCGGTTCAAATGGGTATTAACGGAACTTTAGCACAATACATTATGCTTCCCTTAAGCACTACCACTCCGATGAAACTTGTACTCAACGTATTGGTCAATAACGAAACAGTTGCTCGTACTTATAGTGTAGACGTTCCCATTCCCAATGGGGAACTTAAGTCCGGAGACTCCTATCGATTCAGTGCTGTGATCGGCACAAGTTCCGTTTCTTTCTCTGATGTGAATGTAATGTCATGGACCGATGTTGACGAAACAGGCAACCCTCTTTACCCTAAGCAACAACAGTAAAAAAAACTTTTACCGTTTATTATTTGGAACATAGATGGTTAAGCATTATACGAGAAAATAGTTCAAAAAAATCTTGCGGAAAGATTTGCATAGTTCAAAAGTTCACCCTATATTTGCATCGCATTTGAGAGATAATGCAGGTCGCAAGGAAGTTTGGGTGAGTGGCTGAAACCACCAGTTTGCTAAACTGACGTACTCGCAAGGGTACCGGGGGTTCGAATCCCCCAGCTTCCGCTGATTTCTCATAAAAAAGAGCTAAGTGAAATGCTTAGCTCTTTTTAAATCTAACTTCGGTGGGTTCGTCTAACGGTTAGGACACGTGCCTCTCACGCACGTAATACGAGTTCGATTCTCGTACCCACTACAGATTAATAATCAAGCAGTTACAATCAAATGTAGCTGCTTTTTTTATGTGACTTAATATTTTTAATACCGCTTTAGATGGTTTGTGGTGGTTATTGATTATCTTTGTAATGCAAATCAAATGCAAATTTTCACCTGTATTTGCATTAAACACTAAAGCTATGGCAACAGTTAATTTCTACCTAGACACTAGGCGACCCAAAAAAGATGGTAAGTTCCCCATCAAACTAAACATTAGACACAATGGTCAGATTCTAATCGGAACTGAATATTCTGCAACCCCTAATACATGGACCGGCAGCGAATACAATAAACTTGAGCAAAACTATAAAACCAAAAATGTAGCTGTTAGATCTTTGATAAACAAAGTTGAAAAATGCATCCTTGGTTTGGATGAATCCGGGAAACTTAAAGGAATAGGTGATAAAGCCCTGAAAGAGCAAATTGAAAGGCTACTAAAGAACAACTCTAATAACGAAAGGAACTTCATTAGTTACATAGACGAGTTTATCGCCACTAAGAGCAAAAAGAACACTATTGAATCCTATACCGGCACAAAAAACAAGATAATGGCATTTGATGCGAGTTGTGCGTTTGATACAATGACAAAAAAATGGTTGGAATCGTTTGAAAAATGGATGGGTGATTCTGGGATGAAGGTCAATACCAGATCTATCCATTTACGAAATATTCGGGCTGTATTCAACTATGCAATAGATAACGAAGAAACAGAGCTATATCCGTTTCGCAAATTCTCTATAAAAAAAGAGGAAACACGAAAGCGTTCACTCAAGCCGGATCAACTCGTTTTGCTTCGTGACTTTTCAGGAGAAGAATATCAAAAAGAATATCAAGACATATTTATGCTTATGTTCTATTTGATAGGTATTAACGGTATAGACTTATTTAACGTAAAAAAAATCAGAGACGGGCGTATAGAGTATAAACGAGAAAAAACAGGAAGGCTGTATTCTATAAAAGTAGAGCCTGAAGCCGAAGAAATAATAAACAGGTATAAAGGGGATGATTACCTATTAAAAGTAATGGAGCAAACCAACGGTAATTATAGAAATTATATGGTTGCTTTAAGTAGAGGCCTTCAAAAGCTGGGCGATTTCGAAAGAAAAGGATTAGGGGGTAAAAAAATAAGAGAGCCACTTTTCCCTGAAATAACATCCTATTGGGCACGCCACACTTGGGCAACAATAGCTGCCTTGCTCGATGTTCCCAAAGAAACGATATCAGCCGCTCTTGGCCATGAAATAGGGAGTCAGGTCACCTCTATATACATCGACTTCAATATCGCTAAAATAGATGAAGCAAACAGAAAGGTTATCGATTATATCAACCAATACAAACTGTAATACAAAAGAAGGCTACTGCACTATACAGTAGCCTTCATATTTTCCATTAAGCAAGCAATCCATTAACCCTGCTCTATCGATTAGTCAATTTTTGGATGCAAAACAGGGTTTTTATCTATCTAAAGTAGTGGAATAGTCAGTTATTTGCTATGGATACAAAAATTAACACGATATACCACATCATTTCACATCGGCATATTGGAACAAAACGGATGTGTTACCACAGGGGAATTACTCCAGGGAGCCGGTATTTTGGCGACACTGCTTAGAGGGGGTACAAGATGGGCTATGTGATGGGATTTGCGTCCGGGATGGCGACTAAAACATTAAACGAGTCCGTTACGGGAATTCCCGTTTCGGAAGAAATCAAAGGGGATTCACCTGCATTTTCGACGATGAAAGAATAAAGGCCCCACTCCCCAAGGAGCAGAGCCCGTTTGCATTAAACAAACTTCTACAATGAGAAGGTACTATTTATTCTGAATTGGGCAAAACGCTTTAAGCTATTATAATCTACATTTAGTTCGGATATTCCTTTTCTGAGTTATTTCATTGAATAAATCCAAAGCCCACTTTCCCTTTCACTTTAGACTTCTCAACTACTTGATTATCAATTTTAGGGGAATTTTTCCCTAAACCATTTTCACGTTCTTCAGAAAAGAAAAAAGCCCCACTCTCGAAAGGAGCAGGACAGAAGAAAGCCCCGTTGGTAGACGGGGCGAAAGATATGAGAAACTTAATGTGAGAAATACACCTCAAATACATCCTTATGATAAATATTCACTTCTCCATAGTTTGCATCAAAGATCTTCTTAACTTGGTATCCCAGTTCGCTAGAGATAGCTTTCATTTTTCTCCAATTTATACTCCTCCAGTTTAACCTGTGATCTTTTGCCCATCTTTTTATAGAGAACCATTCTTTCGATTCATCAAGCTGCTTTGATTTTTCTTCGAGAAGAAGGTTTGCTTTTGTTCTCCTTTCATATTCGTCTGCCCATGCTCGGGCAGCTTCTGCCGGATTAGAAAAGTCGGGGACAGCCAAAGCACCTTTCCTTGCTATCTCTTCCATCTTAATAAAGTACTTCCGAGCTTGTTTGCCCTTGTCATTGCCCTCGACCATTGAGAGTTCCTTGGCGGTATCAACGGTCAATGCGTATTCAGTTAGTGGTCTACCACCTTTTGGGTTTTCCATAAAATTGTGGAAAACTTCAAAGTCCACTTTTTCAATCAATCCATATTTTTCAATACGGTTTTTCATCCATGTTGAAAAGTCTTGTTTGCTTTCAAGGAAAAAATGAAGCTCCCTTGCACTTACAGCTTTCTGTCCATCTCTCTCAGTAATTTTGATAAGTTCGTTCATATCCTATAATTTTAATGTTATGCTATCAACCACAGAGTTGTCCGACAACTTTATAAAAGCGTCTCCTTATTACCAGAAAAGCTACGTATATGGGTGGCACTTATACTATCAACCATAGACTTACTTTTTGCAAAAGTGATATTTTTAGACTATATAATCTATTTATGTTTACTTTTGTGGTCAAATATATAACGAAGCATGCTATATCATTTTCTACATATTAATTTCGATAGAAATTATTTATTTCTCCACCTATACACCAGCCATCAAATAACAATATTTATCTTTGCACATTAACAAGAATTGAATATGATACACAATATAGAGAAATACATAGTGATAATGGGCTCCCAAAAAGAAGTTGGTCATTTCACAATACACGGGACAGGGTTCTTAATTTCGATAAAAGGCAAAGCATACGTTGTTACTTGTAGGCACGTTGTAATGAATATGCGCAAGCACGATGTGAAGTTCGTAATACCCAACCCTAAGAGAACACTTACCATTCCAACTGCACTCTTATTGTCGGAACCAGTATATTACAACTTGAATGAGCCATATATTGATATGTGTTTAATGAATCTGCCTGAGTATTCTTCATCAGTGCTATGTACTAATGGAATTAACACGATAGATTTAGATTCACTGGAAGAAACCACGAATGCATCTACAGGAGACAAGCTAATATCTTACGGATACCCAGGTTGTGTTACTTCAAAATACTTATCGGAGAACAATCCCATTATGCCAGTTCCAGTAACAGTTATTCATAGTACAGCAACTAATTGGATTATGGGAGAAGAATCATTTTCGCCTCAAAACACCGAAGGTATCATTTCGTATGATAGCAAATCAATTCAGCTAACATATACGGAAAGCGATCTATCTAATATCGAGGGAATAAGTGGAGGCCCTGTTCTGCAAAAAGAAACAGGGCTCTTGTGTGGTATTGCAACAAGTGGTAGAATTGACCAGCAGTTACCAAATAATAAGATTGGAAGCATCTTTAACATCACACCTATATCATTTCTTATTGACATGATTCGGTTGCTCTAATTTTGCGAACGTTACAGTACCTTCAAGCTCAATTTTGCAAGGGAATAGAATTATTCCTTCGCATGAAACGCCAAACTTTTGGGGAATCAGTTTCTTTATTCTTCGCTTCTTATTCATTTTTGTATATTTTTATAAACTCACTGTATTTGATTTCAGACCTCGGATTAAAGTTGACTATCTCCACCTTATACCCTTTCGTTCCCCACGTCCACCAAAGGAAGCGTTTCTTCGGTATTCTGTGAACAGCTAAAGCCAAGCTATCACGAGTAGCATACATTACAGTAGAGTCCTTGAAACAGGCTGTAACCGTTGCCCATTGGTCAGAGTATTCCAAGCAGTCGGTTAGCTCTTTCGACGGCTTCCAAGCCTCTTTGGGTATGGTGTCTTTGGTTTCAGTAGATACCTTGGTAATTGACTCCAGATACTTGTTTTTGATTCCTAACTCCTTGATGAGCTTCGCATCATCGGCCCGATACCTCTTGAATTCATCAATAGTGAGGTTCAATGCAGATACAGAGGCAGCGTTTACCATCAATAGGCTATCTCCATGCTTGATGGCTACCTTGTAGTGCTTTACGCTATCCATGAGTGTTTCGATATTCCCAGACTTCCGTTCGTCTTCTGCTTGTAGCTTTCGGTTCTGACTGAGCAGGGAACTAATCCACCCCAACAATGCGATGAATGCTATCGCAATAATCAAATACTTCTTCATAGTTTCAGCGTCTGTTTCCTGTTACCACTCTTCTTATAACTCACGTGTACCCAGCTAAAGTCTTTCTCGTCAATTACCTGGTCAAAAGGCAGCTCCTTACGTATAATATCAAATAACGCCTTGTTACCTTCCTTTGTTCCGGTATAGATATCGGCTGCCTCTCCTTTCATGTGTTGGGAGGTAGCGACACCACCGACAGCGCGGTTTAAGTCTTTTGAACGGAAACCGGAGCTAACCAAGATCGGTTTTCCGAACTTCTCCCGAAGTGGGTCAAGAACATTCTCGATCAAGTCAACTAATGCCGATTGCTGACCGGCATCCGGCTTATTCTCAATTCTCCTTGTCTGAGCAACACTGCTGCGTGTAAGCTCTTCAATAGTAAAGTACTTCATTTTGTCTCCTCCTCTTCTACTTCAATGATATCGCTCTTCTTAGCGAAGAACTTGAATATATTTACCTTGATCTTTTTCCCCTTCGCTTCAAAGTAATTAGCGAAGCAAGAGTTGATCTCTATGCCGTATACAACGAGCATCACCAGTGCCGGCAATGTGGTGATGCCAAAAGAGACACCGAACGTTGCCCCCAATGCTCCGGCCGTGAAAATCCAACACAGATAATCAATAATCTTGTTTATAGTTCTTCTGATAGCCCGTGACGTGCGGACCTGCTCCTTGCGAATCTTGGCCGCACTAATCCCGAACCGTAGGTCGGCAAGGATGAGAATTAACCCCAATAAGAAGAACCACCGAAGCGGCTCCAAGAACTCAATACAACCGCTTAATGCAGCGGTAGTAATACCTCCAATCACATTCCTTTCATCCATTTACTCTTTATTTACGATTATACCTTGTTATAATTACCCAAACTTAAACTATACCTACATAAAGCGATTGTGTACAGATAATCAATGCCCTATCTTTGCAAAGAATTAATTAGTCATAAATTCATTACGTAGCTATATTTAAGTTAGTGGAAACTCCGCCCGGTCTGTGATAGGTCGGGCGGTTTTTCGTTTACTTGCTCAGATACTCAACCCACGAAAAGAAGCTACGTCTTTCTAAGTAACCCGCATCCTTCTCATTGTCATAAGCTTCTCTCTCGAATGAGATATTCCGATACGCATTACCTTCCATGAATAGCCGTACAATCCATTCTAATACGTACCACAAGTAGAAGAAGATATAAAGCATCTCTCTCATTTGTTTCGTATGAATACTCTCATGGGTAATTGTCTTTTCGTCAATCTTAGCGTTCCCTCTGACGAATAGAACTCCGAAAAGGTTGATAGCCTTATATCCAGGGAAAGGGATTACTCTGTTTCTAATGATTTTCATGGATTTTAGTTTTTGCCACACCCGTTAAGATGTGGCGGTTATTACTTCGTTGTTTTAGCTGGCACAGGATTCAACAACGTTGATACCTCGGAAAGTACCTGCTCAAACACTACGACGTGCGGAGCGATCTCTTCGCCCTCTTGCAAGCTGATCTGCTTGTTACCCGATTCTTTGAACATGATACCGACATACTGCTGACTTTCAACGGTCTGCTTTCCTTCCGGTGTCTCGACCTCTTCCGATACCTTCTTATTCACATTACAGTGAATCCGTGTAAGCTCCTTGCCATTCAATGAATAAGTTACCTCGTAGCGATAGCCATCTGTGATTACTTCTCCTCTTACCTCTGTGGTTCTTGATGTTTCTACTAACATGATGTTATTTTTTAGAGTTAATAATATTGTCTAGCATGGGGCAAACCGCTTCTGTGATAAATGCCTTAAAATCCTTTCGGATGTACTTGTTTAGTATCACAGCCTTTGCCGCGTCTACTTCAATCTCCCCTTGATTGTACAGATTACGAGCAAGTTCCAACTCTCCAACGTCTTGCGTGTTGTTGTAAATGTCATTGGCTAACTCTTGTGATAGATCGAACTCGTTAGTAGTGCGATCAATTGCCGTTACTTTGAT